TAAAAAGGCTATGAAATGGTTAGAAACTTTAGGATTTCAATTTATAAACTATCATAAAGAATATGGAGAACATAAAAAACCGTTCTATGAATTTATGAGGATGAGCTAATGTGTTTTGTAGCATTAGGAGCAGCATTAAGTGGAGGTACACTTGCAGGATCAGCCGCAGGATTATTTGGTGCGTCTTTAGCTCTTAGTGCAGGTACACAAGTTTTAGGTGCTGTACAAAAAAATAAAGTTGCTAGACAAACTGCATCTTACGCATATCAAGCAGCAGAAAGAACGGCTTTATCTGCTGACGCTGCTATGTCTGCACAACAAGAAGCGTTAAATGCACAGTTACAAGAAAGAAGGGCTGATGCTGCACAAAAAAAATTAGCAAAAACTGTAGAAGGATTGAAAGCTAGAGGATCAGTAGCAGCAAGAGAAGGTGTTTCTGGCAGGTTGTTAAATCTTATACAAATGGATGTTGATAGACAAGTTGCAGGTATGCGTGAAAGTTTATCACAATCATTAGAATCGGCAGAAGTGCAGTATGGTAGAGATGTCTCAGCAATAATTGCACAACGAGATAGCCGTAGAAATCAAGCTACGGATATAGGAAATAGAGGATATATGGAAGCACAGCAGCAATATCAAGGCTTATTGCCAACGATAGCTAATGTAGCTTCTTCAGGTCTGTCAACTTATATGGATATAGACCCAAGCAAATCACAATTCCAGACAACTTAAATGGCAGTACCAGAAGGTTTTCAATCAGCTACAACACCGAGAGATACTTTTGTTCAACAAAGTACTGTTGCTGCTATTAACATAACTGACCCTTTAAGTCAGGTTGCTACAGCATTGGCAACTATTGAACCTAAGTTACAGAAATTTATAGTAACTAAAATTGAAGACATTAAAGAAAAAGAAGTAGCTGAAGCACAACAAAAAGGATCAGCAGCAGGAAGAATATATAGTAAGACAGAAAAACTTTTATATCCCCAGAATGTAGAGATAGACGAGACTTCAGAAGACTACGCAAAATCCTTAAATGCTCTTAAGAAAAATCAAAAAGGTATTGATGTAGAAATTACTAGAGGAAAAAGTTTATGGTATAGCAACGCATATCAAGAAGCTAAAGCTATAACTCTAGGTAAAAACTTTGCAGTAGAACTTGAATCTAACTATGACACTTATAGAGTGCCAGACAAGGTTACAGGGGAAATGAAACCGCTATCGGCATATCCTTATCAAAGTGCAGAAGTACAAGATTACATTAGTTCGTTTAGAAATAAAAATGTTGAAGCAGCTAATGTATCAGAGTTTTATTTTAATAGATCATTTTTACCACAAATAGAAAAAGGAGTAAAAAACTTTGCAAAAGAACATGACACAGATCATGCTTACTACAAATTAGAAGAATACAAAAAACAGTTAAAAGAAAACTTAGGTTTAACTTGGACTTCGTATCAAATTAAAACTGCAAAGTTTGGAGATAAAGCAGACTTTAGTGCTGAAGCAAAAGATATTAGAGAGATAGTTGAAAACGTATCAAAACTATATCAAGCAGAAGATCAAGCAAAAATTTATGACGAAGTAATTATTCCATGGATTATGGATAGAGGTTTGTTAATGGCATCTATGACAGAAATGGGAGATGAAAGGTTTGATTTAGCTAGAGACTTTATAAAAAACTATGCAAACTTGTTTCCTAGAAAAATGAAAACGGAAACAAAAATAAATAAGAAAGGAGAAGTAGTAGTCAATCCAGTTTTGAAACGTGTAGTAAATGCAAAAGGCGAAAAGATGTTTGACGAGAAAGGTAAGCCTTTATTTGAAGCAGAATATTTTGACCAGAATGTTTTACAAACTAAAAAAAATTATGAGAGTAAATTAAATACTGCACTTAAAGCTATAAACGCTTTAGAAATACAAGATCAAAAAATAGGAGGAGATAAAGATTTATTAAAAGACAGACAGACAATAAAAACTCTTTTAAGAAAAGGAAAAGATATAACAGACGAAGATAGACAAACAATAAAAGAACTTGCTTCTAAAAGTCCAAAAGCACTTACATGGTTAAAAAACAATAGAGATACTTACAACCCTAATCCACTTGCAACTTATAACCAGTTATATGCTGATTTAAGAGGAGGTAATCTTCGTGATGATGAATTGGCTTATGTAAAAATAGAAGACTGGTATAACAGTACATTGAAATTAGATGCTGATACTGCAAAGTTTAATAAGTTAAACGACATGGTAGATACAGAAGCTAACGAAGAAAGAGTTTATGCAGCAACGGGAGCAAAAGAAGTAGTGACTTCAAAAACAATTATTTTTAATACTTTATCTGATGAAACTAAAAATGATCCTGTTTTAATGAGCAAATTAAATACTGAAGTACAAGCAATAATTCCATACATGATGGATTACGCAGAAACTAAAAAAGTATTTACAGAAGGAGAAGCACCAAGATACCCAACAAAAGAAGAAATAGATGCTGAAAAAGAAAGAAGAAGAGAAGTTATGAATATTAATTTATTAGCTATACAAAAATACGCAAGCGATCAAGATGGAATAAACATGAGTATAGATAGTTTAACTCCTGAATTTAAACAACAGGAAAAAGACATAAATAAACAAAAAATAAAAGAAGTTTTAAAAAATTTAATTAGTAAGCAAGATATTGTAGGAGATAAAAGAGCAAAACCAACATTAGAAGATTTAGAAATGGCTTATGATTATTTAGGTAAAGATGTAACTATTGAATTTTTATTAAATCAATTTTCAGGAGAAACAGAAAAAGCTAAGACAGGAGATATAGCTGCAAATGACAAAGAGAATTTAGCTAAATTATTAAATGAAGTAGAGTTGTCAGATCAAGATATAGAACAATATGGAATATTAGACTTATACGAAAATATAGGAGACAACATAACAAGGAAGTATTCAGATTTAACTGAAAGAATAAATAATTATAATTCTACGTTAGCTCGTAGAGAATTTAATCAATCAGTTGAAAGAGGAGACACTTACCCAGAAGGTAGTTTTAATGCTGACTCTAAGTTTGATGACAACTTTAATGCAGGAAATACAGGGGTAGTAACACCCCAGAACACTAACGAAAATGTAGAAGAATCAAATGTTTTAACTGAGACTCCGACTAAGACAGTAGATACCAACAAGGGCGGTAATGAAGTTAAAACAATTAATAATGTAAATTTATCTAAAATCTTTTCTGACATAATTGTGCCACCTGCAAATGCAGTAGAAGATGGAACATTACTTACTAACACAGGAGAAGTACCATTACCGATAGGAGCAGGAGACAACTTTATGAAACGATTTGATTTATATTTAAAGACTGCTTATGGATTTGATACTAATGACACTATCTATAAGGCTATGCCTAACTATATGAAGTCAAACCTGATGGGTTCTTTTCAAGATGAAACAGCACAAGAGTTAGGAACACAAGAAGAAACACCAACAGTAACAGGAGATTTCTTACCGACACAAGACTTATCTAAAGTACAGTCTGACATGACTTCAAACCTAGGTTTAAGAGATGGCAGTCTTATAGCTATGGCTTTACCTCCAAAAGGAACAGAAACAAAAGAGCAACAAGATACAAAAGTAGAAATTAGTAAAGACCAAAATAATGTAGTTCGTATGGAAACTAACTTTAAAACAATTTACGCTTTAGCTAAAGAAGTTGGTATTAAATTCCCAGAAGTGGTTGCAGCACAGTTTGGTGTGGAGTCAACGCATGGATTAAAAGTTACTGGTACAAATAATTACTTAGGTATAAAAGCAAGACCTGAAGATATAAAATCAGGTAACTTTACTGAAGTTGAAACATTTGAAGAGATAAATGGCAAGATGGTTAGACGTATGGAGAAGTTTAAAAACTTTACATCTGTAAAAGAAATGCTATTAGATTATAAGAAACATCATAATGACGATTGGTTTAATGGTTACAGCACTAGAAAAGGTACTATAAATGTAAATACTGCTGAAGAAGCAATAATACGATTAAAAGAAAATGGTTATGCAACAGACTCAGACTACGTTAAGCTAGTGACAGATGTTCTTAATGATGCTCGGAGAAATCCTCCTTTATATTAAATGTCTAACGAAATCAATACTCTCATCAGTACTTCAGGTAATGATGACCAACAAGCTAACATAGTAAATGCTGTTAATGAAGTAAACAATGAAGTCAAAGTCGGAGGAGATACTTATATTAATGAGAAAGAAACAGAAAAAGTTACAGAAGAAAAAATAATAAATCAAAAAGTAGAAGAACAAAAGCAAGAAATAGTTGAATCAAAAGTTAATCCATTAGACAAACCCGAAACAGAAGATACATCTTGGTTTGGTGGAGTCAAAAAATGGTATGACGAAAAATCAGCAGAGAACGAAAGAAAATACGCAGACTCTAAATTACAATTAGAAGAAAGTAAAAAAGCAGTACAGAAAACACTTACAGGTAAAATTGTAAGAGGGCTAATAAATGGTCGTATAGAAAGTATTAATGAGTTATATGCCTTTGGAGATGATGTTTTAGATTTAGTAATGGGAGATTTATATAATTCAAAAAGAGCAGATGATTTTGATTTAATAGGTTTTAAAGAAGGACATGATAACTATGGTTTTAAAAGTCCTATAGGTGGAGAATACTCAGAAGAAGTAGATGACGGATTATTAAGTGGTTATGGTCTAAGTAAAACAATAAGTCAATGGATTATACCAACAGGATTAGTAGCTAAAAGTTTAAAAAAATTAGGAGTAAAAAGATTTAGATATGCTATTGCAGGTGCAGTAACAGACGCAGCTTTAACAGATCCTTATGACGCTAACTTTTTTAATTTTATAGAAAAAAGATTTGATTTAGCAAATCCTATTTTAGATTTCTTAACTGCTCCTGAATCAGGGGAATCTAGTGTTGAAGACAGAATGAGAGGTAGGTTAATGTCTCTTGTTCAAGGTTTAGTAGTAGGAGAAGGAGTAATGGGTAAAGGTTTACCTGCTGCAACCAAAGTTATAAGCAAAGGAGGAAGAAGAACAGGTGCGTTTGCTAAACAACAACTAGCAAAAGCAAAAATGTTTAAAGAACTTTTTGGTATAAAAAGTATTACTGATTTAACAGGTAAAAAAGGACAAGAAGTTGTTGATTTTGTAATGGAAAAGTTTTATGAAATGAAAGCTAATCCTAAAAGAAGATCAGTCGTAATTGCAAAATTAAACGATATTATGCAAAAGAATGGAGCAGATATAAACAAAGTTGAATTAGACGAAATAGATGCAAATTTAATAATAAGTCAGGTTCAATATGAAAAGGCTTTAAAAAATAATAAAGCTATGCAAAAATATTTAACAGAAACATCAGGTGGTACAGGTAACTCATTATATGGAGTGCCTTTACAAAATTCAAAGATTACTCGAACATTTAATGCTAGAAGTTTATACAAAAACTTTTTTCAAAAAGATGGACAAATAGTTAAAAAAGGTGCGATATGGGAATACATTACTGCCAGATCAAAAGCAGTTGCAGAATTAAATAAAAAAAATGTAAGGAATGATAAAGCTTTATTTGAAAAAGCAAGGAGCCAACTACCTTTAGATGTTTATGACGCAGCAGCAGATTTTGTTGAAAAGTATGGAGCAGACGGAGAAATAGATTTACCTGCTGTAATTATTACTTTGAATGACATGATCTTGGAATCAGGTATTGTTGTTCGTGATCTTTCAATGCAGATGCACAATCAATTAAAACTGACGAAAGGAGGAATACAAAAAGGAGATGGGTACGACATATTAAAACAAGATTTATTTCATACGTTAAAATTTTACAGCGATCTTTTAAATGTTAAAGGAGGAACAAAAAGCGTTTTAGGTTCTTCTCTAAGGGTTGTAAATAAAACTTCAGGAGACTTAGTAGAAGGAGCAACAGGACAAGTTAAAGGATTAAAAAATTATCTTGAATCAAGTAATCAAGATAAGGTTTTAGCTGATATGGCTAACGCAGATGATGTAGCACTTGAAGCAATAGAAGATCCATTACAGTCATTTACCGTAGAGCAGATTATGAAAGCTGCTGATTCAGGTAATACAAAAGCTTTAATGAAACTTACTCGTCAACTACATCTTGCAGCTACAAACCCAAGAGCTATGAAGATGATCTTACAAGCACAAAAAGGTAATAATGTTATAAAAATTACTAACGAATTATTTATAAATTCAATTTTATCTAGTCCAATAACACATCAAGTCAATATGTTGTCGACTGCTTTAAATACAGCAGTACGCCCATTTATGAAAGTTGTAGGTGGTGGATTTGAGATAGGAGAAGGACTTTTAAAAAACAATGAAGGTCTTAGTTCTGAAGGTATGGCAACTGTTAAAAGAGGTTTAATGGAAATGTATTATATGTCGGTTGCAACTTTTGAATCTATGAATATGGCGGGTAAATCATTTATGAATAATGCAAATATTTTAGATGCAACAAACCAAACTGTAGACATATCAAGATTAAATCAAGTTGATGTAAGCGGAAAAGGATTTTTTATAAAAGGATTACATGGAACTTATACTTTGCCACAAAGATTTCTTATGGCAGAAGATGAATTTTTTAAGCAAGTAAATTTTAGAGCCTATGTTAAAGCAAAGATATGGGAAAGAAGTCTAGGGAAAAAATTTGCAAACAGGTCTGAATATGAAAAATATGTCAACAATCAATTTAATTCAATTATTGATGTTGTTAATAAAGAATCAATGACAGGTAAATTATCTAAGCAAAATTCAAAATTATATAAAGAAGCAAGACAGTATGCTAACGAAGCAACATTTACAGAAGATTTATTAAATGGAACTTCAGGTAAAACTGTACAAAAAATAGTAAATCAAAATCCAATACTACGTCAGATAATACCTTTTGTTAGAACACCATCTAACATAATGAAGCAGTTTGCAAAAACTACACCTGTTGGTTATCTGTTAAAAGATAACGCTTGGGCTAAACAACATCTAGCTTTTGTAAGGGAGACTGCTGAAGATTTTGCTTCTGATGATTCAGCAGTTAGAGGTATGGCAAAAGGAAGAATGATAGTTGGTAATTCTATGCTTACTATGGGAGTTTTATTTGCTAATAATCTTAATGACCCTACAGCTAAAGTTGCAATAACAGGTGGTTTACCTGCTAATAAACAAGCAAGAGAAAAATTATTAGCTACTGGATATTTACCTTATGCTTTTAGATTAAGAGCTACAGAAGAAGATATAGCCAAGTATGGAGCAGAAGGAAAAGCGTATGAAGTAATAAACCATCCTGAACACCCTGACGTTAAGTTAGTAAGAGGAGAAGATGGCAAGTTAGCTTACAGATACATTAGTTATAAGAGACTTGACCCTTACGCTATGTTCTTAAGTTCAGTAGCAGACTTATCAAGAATAGGTGGATTATTAGGAGAAGAAGGACAAATTGAAAAAGATGGTTTGTATCAAGTAATTATGTCTGCTATGTATAACAATCTTGGAGATAAGTCATACTTGCGAGGTATGACAGAACTGTTTAAAGTGATGAATAATGAATCTACTTTAAATGGTTACTTAATGAATAGAATTGCTACTTTAGCTGTACCTTTAAGTGGTTTACAAAAGAATGTTAAGACTGCAATTAACTCAGGAATGTTTGATGAAAGTAAGTCAGGCAATATCAGAATGGATAGAAAGGTTGCTAAAGGACAATTCTTAGATGAAGAAGGACAACCAGATGCAAAGTTTGCACCTTTAGTAATATTCCAAAGACTATTAAATGAAATTGCAGGTAAAACAAGTTGGGGTAATGCTGAAGCAAGACCAATGCAACATCATATTACAGGTAACTTTATGAAAACTCCTGTAGGTTTTGGAGCAGGAGAAATGAATTTAGTTACTGATGGTTGGTCACAGAAAACAATGACTAATAATGATCTAGTCTTGTCTGCTATAAATGCTCTTGGCGAAGAATATGCACCACCAACAGATGTTTTAATTCCTAAGAATGACTTTACTAATGGAATATTTTTAGATAAAACTGAAACAGCAAACTTAATAAGTGCAACTGCTTTTGTTTCTTTGTATTACAACGGAAAAAGACAAAGAATGTATGACGCTATGAAACAAGTTTTAGAAAGTCGTTTTGGACAAATATCTTTAAATAAAATTAGTAATTTAAAAGAAATGAAAGGGGAAATTAGTGCAAAAGATAGAGCAGAAATGGCAAGAATAACAGGTAATGATTTTTATTTAACAGCAGATTTTAATGACAGAATGAGAGTTGATTTAATAGATAAAGCAAGAAAAGATTTAAGTGAGATTTTAGGAAAAATACATACTTATTACAAAAAAGGAGCTAAAAAAGCATTTATAACAGGCGAAGGATTACCAAAAGGTATAGACCCTTTAAGTAAAGAAAAGAAAAAACAATATGAAGATTACAACAGAAAGCTATTATTATGGGAAGGAGGTGAACAAAAAATGAACACTACTGAAATGCTTAAAGGTTTTATTAATTATTAACTATGGCAACTAACACCACTAATACGTTTACTAACCATACAGGAAACGGAACAGAAGTTAACTATTCAATTAGTTTTGAGTACATTACTACTTCTGAAATAGTTGTAACAGTTGCAGGAGTTACTAAAACATTAGGTACTCACTATACAGTTAGCGGATCAACAGTTACTTTTACTGTTGGTAATGTTCCTGCTAATAGTGCAGCAATTAAGTTTCAAAGAAATACAAATATAAGTACAAAAGCTATTGACTTTCAAGATGGAAGTGTTCTTACAGAAGCAGATTTAGATAGCAATACTAACCAAGTATTGTTTGCTCAACAAGAGATTATTGATAAATTAGCAGGTATAGAAGAAGGAGCTACAGGAGATCAGACAAATGCAGAAATTAGAACTTTAGTCGAGAGTGCAAGTGATAGTAATGTCTTTACAGACGCAGATCATTCTAAGTTAAATGCAATAGAAGCTTCTGCTACAGCAGACCAAACCGCAGCAGAGATTAGAACACTTGTTGAAAGTGCTAGTGATAGCAACGTGTTTACTGATGCTGACCATACTAAGTTAAATGGTATTGAAGCAAGTGCAACTGCTGACCAAACTAATGCTGAGATAAGAACAGCAGTAGAAGCAGCTACAGATTCTAATGTCTTTACTGATGCTGACCACACAAAACTAAATGCTATAGAAGCAGGTGCTACCGCAGATCAAACAGTATCAGAAATCAAAAGTCTTATAGCTGGCAGTCCTCTTGATGC